TGATGACAGGAGGCTTTGCGTCTATTGCTATCATCGTCACTATGGCTATTGCTATCTTGGAGTTTGCTCGATGATTGAGTCGCTCATAGGGCCTGTCACAGGGCTTCTAGACAAGTTTGTGCAAGACAAGGACCAGAAGGCTAAGCTGGCTCATGAAGTTGCTACAATGGCTCAGAGACACGCTCAGGAGCTTGCTAAGGCACAGCTAGAGGTTAACAAAGTAGAAGCGGCACATAAGTCCTTGTTTGTCTCTGGTTGGAGACCTGCTGTTGGCTGGTGTTGTGTCTTGGGTATGATGGGTAACTTTATGGTTATACCGTTTACCAACTTTGTACTAGCTCTGTTGGCTATTGAAGTCACTATACCACTCATTGACCTAGAGACTATGATGCCTGTACTAATGGGTATGCTTGGTCTTGGTGCTATGCGTTCTTATGAAAAAACCAAGGGCGTATCGAGGGAAAAGTAAATGGTACAAGCTACTAATCAAGGAATGTTTACTAACCAGCCGTCTGCGCCGTCATCAGGCTTTGTGTACGTTATTGGTGATAGAATATTCAATACAGCAGAAGAAGCTAAACAGTATCTTGTTAAAAATCCTAAGGCTGGCACAATTTCGCGTGTACCGTTTCAGAATGTAACTGACCCTACAAAAACTCAGCCCGGTGAAACAGCACCGTGGGATCCTAATGCGCCAGCACCAATACCCGCGCCTGCGCCTGAGCCTACTAAGCAAGCCCCTATTGTTCTTAATCCACCTGCGCCTCCAAAGACAACCAAGGGCATTTACCAGTCTCCTCCGATTATCGCTAATCCCGGAGGTATGCTCCCTATTCCTGAGCCTACTCCAGCACCAGAAGTAGAGCTTGCTCCACCTAAGCCTTTGCCAGATACAAAGGAGCCTGCACCAGAACAAACGGAACCTACTGGCATTCCTAGTAGCGATCCCACAAAAACACAGGCTGGAGAAACTGGACCGTTTGACCCAAGTGGCGGACCTGTAGGTGAAGCAACAGAAGAAACAGGAACTGACACACCTGAACCTGAACCTGCTCCTTCGCCACAAGAAGAATCTGTTTCATCAGGACCGTTTACAGGAACGACATATCAAGAGTTTGTTGAGTGGTTTCCCGGCAGCGCATTAGAAGGACAATTAATATCTTGGTACGAGTCTAAAGGTTTGGAGTATAACCCTAGGCCTAGTCCCGGTTATGAAAGAAACGAAGCAGGCAGATACGTAAACGATGAAGGTCAAGAGTTGTTTTATTGGACAGGCTCTCGCACTGATGAAGAGTACGGAAGAGCAGGATTAGAAGCCGCTGCGGACTACAAAACACTTGCAGATATTGAAGAGTCTTTTCGACAAGACCAAATGCTTCAAAATACTTTTGGTAGTTGGAACAAGTATTCATCTTACATTGTAGAGCGTCAAAACCTTATTGACCAAGGTGTTATTCTTGATAGATGGGAACAAGATTCTCAGCTTTGGGACGAACGTGTTATAAGAGCGTTACAAAATCGTGGTGGGCCTAATTCTTTAAAAATAAGCAATCTTGTTTCAGAAGAAATGGATCGACGTACAGGTATTGATGTTAACGCAGAGCAAGGGTTACGCGATTCTTTTGGTATTCCTCAAGCCATGTTTAACTCAGATGGTGATGAGTTTGTTTGGAACGGTAGTGGCTGGACGCTGGCCGAAGAAGCTGAAGACATAGGCATAGGAGAGATTGCTCAGTTAGGTTTTGTTGTTGCTCTTAGCGTGTTAGGTACTCCGGCATTAGCGTCTTCATTAACGTCAGTACTTGGCGCTACTGGGGCTAATCTTGCTGCTTCTTCAATTATTAACGCTGCAACTCAGTTAATGACTACCGGTGAAATAGATATTAAGGATGCGTTACGCTCTGGGGCAACATCAGTCCTTACTGGAGCAGCGTTAGATGCTATTGAAGATTCAGGTATTTACGACAGCCTCCAAAACGCTGTAGGCGGCACAACAACAGACCAGCTACTAGACGTTGATGGTAATGTTATTGGGGAAGCAGTCTACAACAGCAGCGGCCAGCTTATTTCGTCAACTGGTTTGTCAACTGATGCGTGGATGACTCACCTAACAGAATTGGGTGGTTCTCTACGGGAGCAACAAAGTGTTGTAGATCAGTTAGCTTCTGTTTTGGACGTTGTTCCTGACTGGCTCTATGATGCCGGGTTTGAAACAGCAGAGGCTATAAACAATGCTTTTGAGGAAGCTCAGTCAGGCACAGGCACTGGAACAGGCACTGGAACAGGCACTGGCACAGGCACTGGCGAAGGTGCGCCAACAGTCCCTGTAATTGACGGTGTTGAAGACATTTTTGCAAGCGATGCAGAACAAGTAGAAGAACCTGAAGAAGTAGAGCAAGAAACTGAAGAAGCACCGCCAGAAGAAGACATACTTGCTGATACAACACAAGAAGCAACAGGTTTAGAAGAAGGAACAATTACTGAAGATATATTAGGTGAATACCTTGAGCCTATACGTGCTGACATAACAGCATCTGAGGAAAGAATTCTTACTCAAACTCAAGAGTTTCTTGCAAGCGCTTTAGCTAATCTTCCTCCAAACATCAGCCAAGAAGAAGTTAGAGCTATTGTTGAAGAGATTGTTGCAAATGCGCCGCAAGCAGAAACACTATCAGAAGAGCAGGTAGACGTTCTTGTAAACTCTGCTGTAGATGCTGTAAGGGTTGATTTAGAAACAGCAGAAACAGAAAGAGAAGAAATTAGAGCGGGACAAGAAGCTATTAGGACTGAGTTAAGTAGTGATATTCAATCTTTAGAAGACAGACTTAATAGTCTGCCGCCAGAAATTAGAGCTATTGTTGCCGAACAGCTTGAAAATCTTGAAATTACTGACGATATAAGTAGTGTTCGTCAAGCAGTTACTGCGCTTGAAGAAGTAGTAAGCAACATTCAACCGGGTACTACACCTGAGCAAGTTACAGAACAAATAGAACAAGCAGATCTTGTAACATCAACAGAGCTTGAAACAACTGCTGAAGGTTTATTTGCTGCTATTCAAGCTATGGCTGAAGGCCAAACAGTAGCGCTTACTGCAGCACAATCAGAAATGTTAGCTGAAATTGCAGAAGGCGATGCAGAAACAATTGCAAGATTAAGTCAGTTTGAAGGCCAACTAGAAGACTACTTAGAAGAACGTGACATTACTTTTGACACAGTAACTGGTGAGTTGTCTAGTGATATTGAAAGACTCGAAGAACAAGCAGCAGAGTTTGAGCAACAAATAGGAGAACGTTTTGACGAAGCTACACAACAACGTTTAGTATTAGCTCAAAACTTAGCCGCAGTAGATGGCCGTTTTGAAGAACTTAGTGAAACTGATCAACGACAATATGAAGAACTTAATCTAACAATAAATAGTTTAGAAGAAGAGTTTGGTGTTGATTTTGATCGCATTGAAGAAACTCAAAATATTTTACAAGAGTATGCTGAAGAAGAGTTTGGTGCTGTTCGTGAAGACATTGCAGGTCTTGAAGAGCGCATGGATGCTAATGCTATTGAACAATTAGCACAGTTAACAGGCTTTAGAGTGGAGTTTTTAGAAGGCATATCAAATGTTGAGGCTGCTGCTATTGCTAGTAGTCGAGGACTAAGCGATCAAATAACTGAAGAAATTACAGGAATTCGTGGTGAAACAGCTGCTCAAATAGAAGGCATGAGCGAACGTTTAACAGAACGTATTAATGAGTATGAAGCACAAACAGGTGAACAACTTGAAATGGCAGAAGAAGAACGTGCTGTTCTTGGTGGTCAACTAGGTACGCTTACTTCAGATGTTGCTCGTGTTGCTGAAGATGTTATACGTGCTAACGGTCGTATTGAAAACATGGACGAAGAAAGCCGTCAACGCTACGACGAACTTGGTCTTAGTATTGATGAGTTAAGCTTACGTGTTGGTGTTAATTTAGAAGCGCTTCAAGAAGGTATGTTAACTCAAGAATCTGCTATGCGTGAGTTAATCGAAGAAACAGCACAACAAACAGAAGAGCGTGTTGGTGTTCAAATAACAGGTCTTGGCGAACAAATAGCAGGTCTTGGCGAAGGTGTTACAGGTCTTGGTCAAGCGCTAGGTATAGGCTTGTTAGGTCTTGCAGGTGCTCAGCCTACAGCGCAGGAAATTGCAGCAGCAATGCCACGACAGCCTGTGAAGTTTGATCCGTTCCTTAAAGGTCTTAGTCCGTTCCAACCATTAACGCCGTTGTCGCTAAGTCCTATACAAGAAAAAGACGCAACAAGTGAACTTAATAAATTTATTGGCAGACAAACAGGAATGCTGGTATGACATATCTTAACCTTATGAACAATGTACTACGCAGACTTCGTGAAGAGGAAACATCGTCTGTTACCAGTACAACCTACGTTAAAATGGTAGGTGACTTTATTAATGATGCTAAGACACTGGTCGGTCAGGCAGCTGATTGGTCTGCGTTGCGTGAGACTTTAACAATATCTACTACTGCGTCAGATAACACATACTCTCTGACAGGCGGTGGTGACAACATCAAAGTTATGTCAATGCTTAACGATACTCAAAACTGTTTTATGGAGTATCAAACTAAAGATTGGTTTAACGAGCAGTTGTACATTAGCAGCGCAGCAGAAGGCACACCACGGTACTTTACCTATAACGGTCTAGACTCTAGTGGTGACACACAGATCCTTGTAGGCCCAACACCAGACGGTGTGTACAGTATTCGTGTAGACACTGTTAAGCGACAAGCAGACTTGAGTGCTAACACTGATGAGTTGCTTATTCCTGCTATGCCAGTGATACACCTTGCTGTAGCGTTGTTAACACGTGAACGTGGTGAGACAGGCGGCACGTCTACTGCTGAGTACTTTACTATTGCTAACCAGTACTTGTCTGACGCTATTGCTATAGACGCAGCAAAGCACCCTGAAGAGATGGTATTTAGGACTATCTGATATGGCTCAAGAACTTAAGAGTATTAATCTTGTAGCTCCGGCGTTCAAAGGTGTTAACACCGAAGACTCGCCGTTGGCTCAAGACCCGTCGTTTGCAGAAATTGCAGACAACGCTGTGATTGACAAACGTGGTCGTATTGCTGCACGTAAGGGCCACACTGTTGTAACAACAAACAAGACTGTACTTGGTACTGACTCTTTGTACAGCATCAAAGAATATAGGGACGACGCAGGAAACACCAAAATATTCTCTGTTGGTAACAACAAGATTATTAGCGGTACAACTACACTGGCAGACGAAACTCCCGGTAGCTACACGATTAGTGCTAATGACTGGAAGATTGTAAACTTTAATGACCATTTGTTTTTCTTCCAACGTGGCTATGAGCCTCTTGTTTATTCTAACCATGCTGGCGTTGTAGAGAAAATGTCAACACACACCCACGCTACTGGCGTTGCTAGCACTATGTACGGTCATGAGGTGTTAGCGGCGTATGGTCGTTTGTGGACTGCGGACTTTAGTACTAACAAGTCTACTATCTATTGGTCTGATTTGTTAGACGGTGTTTCATGGTCAGGTGGATCTAGTGGCAACATTGATGTATCTAAGGTCTGGCCTGACGGGTACGACGAGATTGTAGCTTTAGCGGCACACAACGGCCTGTTAATTATCTTTGGTAAGCACAGCATTATTGTGTACGACGGCGCTACTTCTCCTGCTTCTATGACTTTGTCAGATACCGTAGCAGGCATTGGTTGCGTCAACAGGGACACTGTGCAGTACACTGGTACAGACGTATTGTTCTTGTCGCACACAGGACTTAAAAGCTTTGGTAGAACAATACAAGAAAAGTCAATGCCTATCAGCAGTTTATCTGGTAACATTACAAAAGATATTATTGCTGCACTACAGAATGAAACACAGTTCTTTAGATCTGTCTACAGTCCTGAAGAAGGTTTCTACCTGTTAACCTTTACAGGTCAGGATGTAACGTATTGTTTTGACGTACGAGGCACACTAGAGAATGGATCATACCGTGTTACTCGATGGCCGTCAACTAAGTTTACATCGTACACACGATTAGAAGACGGTACGCTACACGTAGGTACAACTAACGGTATTAGTACGTATACAGGCTACAGCGATAACGGTAGTGGTTACAGATTTAAATACTACAGTCCAAGTTTGACATTTGGTGATAGTGCTAGAATTAAAATATTAAAGAAGCTAAAGCCTACACTGGTTGGTGCAAACAACTCAGTTGTATTTATGAAGTGGGCTTATGATTTTGATACAACATACGCAACAACAGAGTTTACAGTAGGTACGCAGATAACTGGGTTCTACGGTGAAAGTGAGTATACAACAGTAGAATTTACAGGTGGTCAGCTAACAAACCAGCGTAGCCTCAACACCACCGGATATGGAACAAGTGTACAGGTAGGTCTAGAGTCAGAGATAGATGGCTCACCACTGTCACTTCAGGAGATTAACGTAATGGCTTTAATAGGAAAGCTACTTTAAGGGAGTAAACAATGGCTACCATTGGCACAGATGAAATTATGGGAATGCTGGGTAATGCAACTATTGGCACTCCTACCAACATAGACTATTCACAGTACTCATCAGAAAGCATTGACGATCTTATTAATGCTGTTGCTGGTGGTGGAGGCATTTTCCAAAATATTATGGGAAGTCTTGGTGATATAGGCTCTGCCCTATCGCCAGCTATTCCCGGTATTGCCGGTACTTTACTAACTCGCGAAGCTTACGACAGGCTAAGTGATATAGGCGAGCAATCTATATTAGGTACAACAGTAGGTGGTGTACGTGTTCCCGGAGCTATGGAGATTGCAGAGCGTGGTCTTGCTGGGTCACAGTTTAAACCGTTTACGGTGACTACGCCTACAGGTGGACAATTTGATACTGCAGTTACACCAACAGGTGCTGTTGAAACAACAATGGGTCTATCTCCTCAAGAGCAGGCTATGCAACAACAGTTGTTTGGCGGTGCAGGTCAGTTCTTCGGACAAGCACAGATGCCTACAGCAACACGTGAGCAGGCTATCTTTGAGCGTATGCGAGCAGCACAACGTCCTGAAGAAGAACGTCAACGTCTAGCACTTGAAGAGCGTTTAGCAGGGCAAGGTAGACTTGGTGTTAGCTCTGCTGCCTACGGTGGTGCTACTCCTGAAATGCTGGCTATGGCTACAGCGCAAGAAGAAGCCCGTAACAGAGCCATGCTAACCGCTATGCAACAGGCTCAGGCAGAGCAAGCACAGCAAGCAGGACTAGGACAACAGTTCCTTGGTGCAAGCTATCTACCACAAACACAGCTGTTGGCAGCAACACAACCAGCACAGCGCATGGCAGAGCTACAACAACAAGCTCAGTTGTACGGTACAGGACTCTTTGGTGAGACTGCAATGTCTGGTCTGGAGTCTCGTATGCTCTTAGAGCAAGCACGTGCTAACCTGTTAGGCGGTATTGGATCTAACATCCTCGCTGGTATGTTTACACCGCAGGTTACTAAGTCTGGTACTGTTATTGATCCGGGTGGGTTTGGTGATATTGGTAGTATCATAGAAGGTATTGGTAGTGGTCTTGGTGGGTTGTTTGGATTTGGGAAGGATTAATCATGGCTAAGTTTTCACAAACATTTTTGCAAAGTCTGTTACAGCCTTCTTATCAAGAGGGTTTGTTTACTGCTGCGCGTGGTATTGGTCAAGCTCCTGCTCTTCGTATGCAACAGCAACAGCAACAAGCAGAGCAACAGCAACTTGCTGCTATGGATCCTACGCAGAGATTTAACTTTGCTATTGATAAGTTAAACAAAGCTGGTAAGTACGACGAAGCTGCTAGATTAACAGCTAGTAGAGACCAGTATACCTTTAATCAAACCGAAAGAGCAGCTAAAATACAAGTAAGAGACGATAAAAAAATAATTGATTTTGTTTCTAACGGTATGTTAGCAAATCAACAAACAGAAGTGCCTACTACTTTAAAAGTAGGAGAAGAAGAAATAGTTATTCCTCCAAGGTTGCGTGACGATATTTTAAAAGAGGCTAATCTAAAAAGAGAACAACAAGAAAGTGCAGCGGCTTCTAAAAGTGCGATGGAATTAACAGGATATTATGCAGACTATGTTAATAACAATCCTGATTTATTGGAAAAAGTCCCGTCGCTTCAGCAACACATCGACACACTTAATTCAATGGAACCTAAATCTACTTTTGAAAGAAAGGCTGCTGTGTCTGCTGTTGTTAAAGCTGTTGATGCTGATCAGAAACAAAAAACAGACGCTATGTATTCTGACGAAGAGTATGACAGACAAGCAAGGATAATTACAGAAGATCTTATAAACGCAGGTTCTA